GTTGATATAGTTTCTAATACAAAAGAACCAGTATGGTCTGATCCAATCAAAGGCTCATGTCCACTTTGAACCATGTGCATGTGGTTGTCAATAGCTACACACTTCCAGTTGTTAGCCGTAGGTGTATAGCCAGAAGGGGTTATGTCTACTAATGTAGTAGCCCCTAAAAATATTTTATTATTACCAGCAGAGATTACACGCTTGTCACCACTAGCATCTACAAACTCAAAGATAGTTTCTATCCCACGGCTGCTGCCTAACACAGAAGAACCATTAGTAGTAACTTCTTCCCAACCCTTACGTGCGCCTATACGTCCCAGCTTATCAATGACACAGTTGTCAGCAATAGCAGCAAAGGAGGGGTCTACACTAATAGGCGAATCCTGTGTGTTAAGCCCAGCAAAGCCCGGACTTGCTATAGTAATGTTCTGTAGTTGTTGAGCCATTATGAGTACCAGATAGTTTCTTCAGGATGTAATGCAGCATCCATAGCAATGGCATCAGCCAATGTACTATCAGCTATTGCGAACAGTTCTGCTGCGCTTGCGCCTCCGGTTTCTCCTCTCTCTCGTGCTGCCATTGCGGTAGCCAGTTGAATCACAGGTGTTGACGGTACAGTTAATACATCTGTATCTGCTGTAAAGTCTTTAGTACGTAACACTACGTTAAAACGTAACGTGTACTCAGCATCAGGTATAGGATATAAGTCAACACCGTTAATACCGTTAAAGCTGTAGAACTGAGTAGTGCCTTTAGGTACACTAGGAAAGTCTAAGAATGCCTCATCAAACCATCGTGATGTCTGATACCGTAGGAAACAGTTTTGACTATCATTAGTAACGTCTAGTATTTTAATAGTGTTGTCAGCGTCTGTCAGTACATAGTTAAAGACATTAGCCTGTGTATCTACTGTTAGTGTATTACGCAACCCTGTCCAGTCCCAAGCATTCTGTACGTCACGTTTAGCGTCATTAACATACTCGCCTATTAGCTTAGAGTAGTTGTTTTCGCTTACGGTAGATACTTCGTTCTCGCGCAGTCTGACTAAAACTTTATTAACGAGTTGTAGGTATGTCATTATATAGACCTTCTTTGTTGTGCAAAATCAGACTCAAAAGGTGACGTAAGTAAATCTTCAATGCTTGTTTGTTGTGGTTGTATTAGTGGGCCAAAGTCTGTAAGTTCTATTTTGTTTTTAAACTTAAACAATTCGTTGTCAAACAACCTATCTGTTGTGCGTGAGCCTGATGGTATAGGTAAATTAAAACCGCCACCTAAACCACCTGTAGGTAAGTCAATACTAGGTAAGTCAATACTAGGTAAATCAATATTTGGTAACGCGTTTCTAACGGCTGTGTCTAAACCAGATAGAGCATCGCCTACAGGCCGTATAACAGCGTCATCTACGTTTTTAGCTACTTCTCGTACAGGTTGTATAATAGCATCATCGACAGCACTGCCTCCCGCTCTCACAACGTCTTCGACAGCACTGCCTGTTGTTTCAGCTACTTCTTTAATTGGTTGTAAAACCTGATCATCTAAGTTACGACCAAACTCTTTTACTGTCTCTGAAACCCCTAGCTTACCTACAGCGTTTTCTACAAAATCAGCAAGAGCTGTACCAGCTTCCCCAAGAGGACGTACGAGACCCCTAACAACATCTTCAACAACCCCTAAGTCTATGTTAGTTTCAGGCAAATCAATAGAGCCTAACGTGCCGCCCTCTCTGATGTATTTACCTAAGCCCTGCGCCAGTGCCTCATCTAACTCCGCACCACCAGCTACAGCAGATACAACTTGACCTAAACCTTCTTGAAAATCATCATATTGTATTCCTGCGCCTTCAATGGTTGCTTGGTCTAACCCTACTGCGTCTAAACCTCTGTTAATCAACGGTTGACCTACAAGAGCTAGAGCAGCTCCTTCGACATCACCAGCGGCTGCTACATTTAGGGCAGTCTGTGTTTGAGCATAAGTAGTGCCAAATAAGCCTTTTCCTGTGTTAGCTACTCCCGGCCCCATTTGACCCACAGGCATTGCACTAGCAGATGGAGGAGCAGTGACGCCAGACATGTTAAGACCTGCCATCAAACCTGAGGCTATTTCTACAGGAGATACATCCATTCCTGACGCAGCTTTAAGGCCGGTGGTTGCTAAAGCAATAGGAGGATACAAAGTACCTATAAGACTAAGTACAGGGTTTCCTAAAAACTTTTCCCATTTACTAGGCTTTGGAGGGTCTTTAACCCAAACCATTGTCTGAGAGTCAATATCTACGTCTGTAATGCCTAATAATTCTGATATGTCGTGAAAAGTTCCTGTTCTTTCTTTTTCGTAATACTCGTCACGAGCTTCTTGGCTAGGAAACTCTAACTGACCTCGTTGGCCATAGTTAGTATAAAGCCTTGTTTTGTCATACTCAAGACCTCCAGTATCTAACTCAGGAACTTTGTATTCAACATAAGCAGGAATCTCAAAGTCTTCCATAGCTTGCGCTAAGGGCCGGTCTATATTAACAGCTTCGTTGTATGTCTCAGCATTGTAGCCTTGCATTGCCCCCCGGCCCGGATCAAACTCTCTATACAAATCTCTGCCTGTTCTGGCTTTATCAGGAGCTTCCGCTAACAACTGTGCATATACATCTCTTACACTATTAGTTCCATAAGCTGCTAATCTAGCTTCTTTGTCTTTTAAAATATCTGCTTTACCGTCAATTTCTTGTACATCTGTATCTACCGTAGAAACAAAAGGGTCAGCCTGTGTATCAAAAGGACTAGCAAGAGAAGAAATAGGTTCTTGCTTAATAGGAACCATAACAGGTTCTTTTTGTTTTACTATAGGCGGAGCAGGAGTCACAGGAGGCTGCGCTCTAGGCACATCAAAACCTGCTGGCTGTGCAGCAGTAGCAACAGGACGTTTCTCTTCCCTAACAGGAACACGAGTACGACCAGTCTTTACTTTAGTACCTATTGCCATTATCGTTCTCTCTGTACGCCTTTAGCTTTTTCTACCGTTCGCATTGCACCTAGTCCTAACATACCCATAAGCACAGTAGTGAGCAGGGAGCTGTCAACAGGAGGAACAGTAAACCATATACCTAAGATGGGTGATAAGATAGTAGAGTACATTAACGCAAAACCACAAATCCATCCTATAGCGGGTCTCCACCCGGCTACAAACATGTTCTTATGAGCCGCCTCTACCTTATTGACTTCTAACTGACCCTTAGCTAACTCCTGAGCATGTCGCTCTGCCATTGTACTAATCTCATGGGCTAAGGCATTCTTAGTATCTTTATCTTCAATAAATTTATCTAACAAACCAGTAACAGGGCTAATTAAACTATTTAAAATACTCATATATTATACACTATTTTTAGTCAAAAGTCAAGCTATTCTTTGTTACGTAGTTTCTGTATAGTGTCAGTTTCCCAGATGCGGATACCTAACCAGATAATAGTAAACAAAGAAGCAACAGGCGGTAGCCATGCAGCCATTGTCATAAGAGCTGTAGAAGCTGCTGCTACGTCTATAACGTCTTTACCAGTATCAAGAGCCATAGGACAAACCTGCTGCAATAGCTGCGTTAAGCGGAGCCATGTCTTCAGTTGTCCAGAAGTCTTTACCTACCATTAGCTGTAGATGTTGTACGTTACGCTCTACACAGTTAGCAGGTTCATAGTAACCAGAGTCATCAGCAACAATAGCGTTGATTAGGTCTACACTTTGTAAACACCACAAGTATTGTTGTGCTGGGGTTGCGTCATGCTGGCTCATTAGTTATTCTCCAGTTCTGTTACACGAGCAGATAGTTCTTGTATAGCTTTAACAAGAATAGGAATAAGATTACCTGCTGTAGCCTCTAGCCTGTCAGGATTAGATTCATATACTAAGTTTAGTTTGTCTTTGTCAACGCCAGCCGCCTCAAGCAACTCTTGTGCAATAAAGCCTTGCTCTACCTTACCGTCTTTAGGACTGCCTTCACGAGTGGCCCATGTAAACTGACGAGGTTGTAGGGTGTTGATAAAGTCTACACCGTAAGGAGTGTCAGCTATGTTTGTCTTATCTCTAGCGTCTGACAGTGCAGATATGCTTTGTACATTACAGCGTAAGGCAGTAATAGAAGAACTACCTAGTGTTACTTCATGGCTAACGGTTGCTGAAGAAGCATTAGATTGATTACCTATATTAACATTACCCTGACCTGTTGTAATGTTTGACCCTGCTGAGTCACCTACAAAAGTATTACTAACGCCTGTCGTAAGTGCGTTTCCAGCAATATAACCAACGCCTGTATTAAAGTTAGCAGTAGCTTTGTTAAGAGCTGACTTACCTATCGCTGTGTTGCCTGCACCTGTCACGTTTAATAATAACGAATCGTTACCTATAGAAGTATTACTAACACCTGATGTAGTAGCCGGAGCAGCGTCAGCACCAATAAAAGTATTACCTATTCCTGATGTTAAACCAGCTCCAGCGTTAGCACCTAGTGTTACATTGTCAGTAGCTGTAGGGTTGTTGGAAGCTAAGTCTGCACCTAAAGCCACAATAGCGTTGCTGTTGTTTTTTGTGTATAGCTTTTTGTCTGTGACGTTTACCGCCAGTTCACCCTGTACTAAGTCACTAGCAGAGGGAGCAGCGCCAGCGGTACTAGAGTTCTTAGTTATAATCTTAGTCATTACTGACCTCCGTTAATAAATATGTATAATGCAATGCCTACAGTAATCAGTAAAGCTGTGCCTAAGATTGTCTTGACTGCTTCAGATACTTTAGTTTGTTTACGTAATCTAGCTAATCTTTCTTTCTCTAGCTTGTGCTTGTGTTCCATCAGAGACTTGTGTTGTATGTTTAACATGTCACGCCACACATCTCTAGGGGTTATCTTCTTCAGTTCCTTCTCACGCTCTCTAATGGCGTTCTTAGCCCATGCAAGCTCTAAGGCTTCCTCCTGTGTCAGTACGTGATCGCCCTGCTTAGAAGCCTCCTCAATCGTTTCTACGGCTACCTTGCTTTCCGTAAGACTTGTAAAAATACCAGCTAAGTCTGACAGGTGCGACCCAGACTCTTTGACAGTTTTAATACCTGCGTTAAGAGTCTTGAGTACACCTACAACTGCTGAGATTTCTGCAATCATATTAGCTGCCTAAAGTTGGTCTTGTGTTCGGGAAGTCTGCTGTGCTAGGCCAATCGCGTAAGGCAGCACGATACGTCATGTAAGCAGCGTGTTGCGGGTGGTCTGTAACTACCACTACCCAATCAGTATTGGCAAGCTCCATGTCACGCCACGCCCTTGCAGACTCTTCTGCCGTAGGTACAGCAAGCACAGTAGCCGTCACTTCCTCATAAAAATCAAAGTTAGCTTCAACGAACTCACGGTCTGCCTTGATGGTATTAATAATGCTTCCACCTTCAGATTCTAAAATGTTAAATTTAGCCACCGTAATCTCCTTACGTTATGCTTTTGTACTGAATTAAAATAATGCCGTCACCACCGCGACCTGCTTGGCAAGAATAAGTGTTTCTGGTTTTGTTGTTGTTGTTAAAACCACCCCCGCCTCCACCAATACCTCCATTGCCTGCGGTTCCTTTAAAGTAATCTGCACTGTTGTAGACAGTGCCACCGCCAGAACCAAAACCGCCATGTGACGCAATATTTACTGCAAAACTGCCAATACTTTCATTAAAAAAAGGAATGCCGCCTACCTCACCGCCTGTCATCCTGCCGTAAGCCAGAGGGTCGTAGGGAGAAACAAAATCACATTCTGCTGGATTGCTGCCCCACTGCGAGTTAAAGCTGGTTTCGCCATCGTGTCCATTTGCAGTTGTACCCACACAGCCACCACCAGCAGTAGCATTTGAACCGCCACCAGTAAAGTTGACATCTCCTCCACTCGCTGACCCGCCTGCTGTAGACGATGTATTGCCACCGCCTCCACCATTAGCTGTCAAAGTGGTTGAGCCATCAGTTGCTGACGTATTGCCGCCTGCACTACCGCTGCCGCCACTACTACTGGCAGCGCCACCGCTTGCTCCAACAACCATCGTCCAGTTAGTTCCTGTGGATACTGTCAGTTCTTTTCTACAGTACCCACCGCCACCGCCACCGCGAGTCCATGTAGTGCCAGTTTCCACACCACCACCACCGCCAGCCCCTATACAGTGAATAGTCACAACTCCTGAGTAGGGGGGAGTCCATGTCGTTGATTTGCTAATCCAGACGTTGTATAGAGAAGTAGTTGTGCCGCCCCCGCCTGCTGATATTAAGTCTGTTAGGTTTGACATTTATATAAACACCCATGATGAAGTTGAAGTTCCAATAAGTCCTATGGACATATTAGCTACGTTGATTGTTAAGTCTGTTGCAGAGCCTACGATAGTGCTGCCGTTACGCCCAATGACTGTCGTGTCAAAGTTACCTACAGTAACGTACACCTTCATGCCTACAGTGGGCGTAGGTAACGTCAGTGTCACACCAGCAGCACTAATGAAGTGATGCGTGTTAGGCGTAGCGTTTGCGTTTGTGCCTACAGTAGCCGTTGGGGTTCCTGTGGCTATGGTGTCAGCAAGAACGCCCGTTGTTACTTTTGTTAACGCCATTAGCCCACCTCTGGTCTTGTGTCTGGGAAGTCAGAAGTTGACGGCCAGTCACGCAAGGCTTGGCGATAAGCTAGGATAGCCTCAGCGTTAGGGTAGTCGGAAACTGTGGCTGCTATGTCTGTGCGAGTTAGTTCGCCATCACGCCACTGACGGGCATCTTCCTCTATCTCAGCAGTAGTTGGCTCAACAGCCTCATTGACCATCTTATCTTCATACCAACCGTCATACTGAAATCTAGTCAGGCCGTTGTCTAATACTG